TATCGTAAACTGAATAATTTGTCAATATCACAATTTTTTGACAGAAAATATCATATACAATTTTCTTATATATTAAAAAATGAACAAATATAGCTATAACCGTTGACAAATAACACTAAACAGTGTATACTAATAACAACATCAATAAACGATGTATCAAAAAAAAGAAAGGAGCGAAAAGAAATGAGGATGAATTTAACAGGTCAGAAATTTAACCATCTAACTGTTATCGAAGTTGCGGAGAAAACCCCACGCGCTACAATCTGGCGGTGTATTTGCGATTGCGGAAACGAAACCAAAGTATCAACAAACGACCTCACGAGCGGGCACAAGAAATCATGCGGTTGCCTAAAGCGGAAACCAAACGCAAAGGATTTGCGCGGTCAGCGATTCGGGCGGTTGACGGTGTGGAAAAGAATCGGAACGGTTGGAAGTCGTGCATTGTGGCGGTGCAAATGTGATTGCGGTAACTTGACAAGCGTTCGGTCAATCGACCTTTTAAGCGGCAATACAAAATCCTGCGGATGTTTGCACAAACATTTCGCGATATATCACTAAAAAGGAGAAGATAAATGAAAAATACTCAAATTTACAAAGATGTGGCAATCAATCTTATTGTGGATTCAATCGAAAAAGGTACAAACAGATTACCAAATGAGATTGCAGGAGTAATAACTTCTTGTGCAGACGGTATAAAGGCATTATCAACTATTCCGATTAATAGTAATGTTAGGCTGACGATAAGCGAAACAAACACGTTACAAGCCATAAAAAAGCAGATTGATTTACCGTGGTATTTACATAAGGAAAACGGATTACTATATTATGTTTGTGTCAGATTGACGACGTGGCTATATCAGCAATTCCCGACAAAAGATAAACATATTCGTACAGTTGAAGTTATATCGGCATTAGACACTATTATTTATGATATATCATTTGATGAATGGCTGAAAATTGCAAATAGGGTTATTACTTGCCCGAATGTTGATTACCTCTATGTACGCGACAATATTAAAAAACCTAACTTGACAACTGAACAGATAAAGCATAAGGCTCAACAACTTATTGACGAAAAATATGTTGATACTGATTTTTCGGATATTAGTGATGATTTATGTTCGTGGATATTTAACGAAGTTGTCAAGGCTAATCCAGAGTTTAATAATGATAGATACTATGTTGGATTAACTGATTGGGGAAATGAAATCGTAAACGAATACATTTTTGATATTATTGATGATAGTTTCTAAAAGGTAGAAACAACAATTTTTTTTGATTCTCCGATATTACTAAATCAATTTACAATAACACTTGACCTCTTGAACAATATAAATAAAATTCTATATTAGAAAAATAAGAAATCTACAAAAACACTTGACTTTGTACACCCTTAACAACATATAGATAGCTATATGTCATTGAATTGTAGGAGTTGACAAAAAGCAAAACCCTATTTATAATGTAATCAATGGTAAAAAAACCAAAGAAAACAAAACCAAAAAGGAGCACAAACAAATGAAATTTTACGCAGCCAACAACGAAAACCAGATAACAGCATTAGCCGAATTTGAAACCGAACAAGCGCGTCAGGAATGGCTTGATTGCCAAACCGACTATGACAAGATGTATGGCAACATCAAAGGGAATCGCAAGCCGATTGAGGACGAAAGAATCATAAACGCCTTTATAGGGAATCCATTGATTTCTCCGTTTCCTGATGATGATGTTCCTAATTTAACATGGTATGCAGTAGTTTAGCGAATGAATGATAGACAGATAACGAACGAATGACACATTGACCGATTGAATGACCGACAATCAAATCATAATTTTATCATCCGTTATCCGTTTTGGGTAACGGATTTTTTTATGTTAGCACAGCCTTTTTGAGATGAATGTAGAATAGCGTTCGGAGGTTTAGGATTGATTTTTGTAGTTAAAAAGCCATTATTCAAGCGGATAATTTACCATAGAAAAATCTATATATGATTTTCGTTTAATGGTGGAGAAAAAAATGCTTTATAAATCTTGGTTTTCGTTGACCCCTAAAAAATCAAATAAACAAGCCATTTTTGATGGTATCAAAAATCAAACTGTGTTTTCTGTATAGTGATGTGGATATTTGGACAGTTTTATTTCAAGATGAATCATCAGAACGAATAGCGATAATCGGCAATGCTACGCGAAAAATCACGCTATCATTTTTGTATATAGTTATTTGTTTAATGAGGAAGATAATACCTGTTCATTTTGAGATGATTAAAAAGATTGATGGCAATAATCCGCATTATTAGTGGAGAATAACGCCCATCATACAAGTATATAGTTTTTTGTTATATGAAGGGAAAATAAGAAAATTAGAACTATCAAAATGGTTTAGATTATCAACGAAATTCATCATCGGTTAAAAATCCCAGACTAAACTATTGATACTATCGGTGATTTCTTCGGCACAAAATTTCTTGTCAAATTGTCAAAAAATTAAAACCTATTTTTTGTTTAATGAAGGAGATAAATGTAATCAGTTTAATTTTTAGATGATTTTATTTCTAATTTAGAAATAACACTTTTAGCTACGAAACTATCGGAGTGGTTAATACCATTAAATGAAATATACAAAAACTATGTTTTTCGTTTAATGAAGGAGATATACATTGTGAAGTGATATATTTTAAGATGATTTATTTTCTATTTTAGAAATAACACTTTTAGCTACGAAACTATCGGTGTTTCCAATACCATTAGAGATAATATTAAAAAACTATAGTTTTCGTTTAATGAAGGACAAAAAAGGAACAGGAGAAAAACGCCCATATCTTAAAAACCGCATAAGCAAGGGAAAATCAAATGTTTGTGTCAATTTTCTATATGATTAAAAAACTATAGCTATCTGTTAGATGGCTGTTGTTTATATTTTTTAGGCTATATATCAGTATGTAGCCATAATAAAAAGGAGGCAATTATATATGCTAAAAACCAGAGTAAAAGATTTTTTATCAGCGTTAGGACTTCCTAAATCACGATTTGCCGCTGATGTTGGTATCAGCATTTCCGCATTGAAGAAATGGCTAAACGATGATTTGGAATTAGCGCAATCAACACAGAATCGCATAGATAAATTTCTACGGCGGTTCAATTCATAGGAGGTGAACAATATAGACCAGTTAAAAATCAAATTACAGCGTTACTTGACGGAGCATAATATAACCGCGCTAAAGTTTGCTATGATTGCGCAGATTAATCCTATCAAGATATATTGCTGGATGAACGATGAGGGTTATATGCTTGATGATTTGTCAAGAGCGCAAGTATTATCATACATCAATCAAAACTAAAAAATAATGAAAGTGAATAGGTGATTAATATGTTTACAAAAGAACAGCAAGAAAAAATATTAAATTCAAGTTTTTGCAAAACTGATAAAAAGTTTTGGCAGAAAGCAATGGCGAAGGTTGAGGATTTGCCAAACGAGGAATGGCGCACATTTCGAAATACTATGTATAGCGTTTCAAATCTGGGACGCGTCAAACACGACCGAGGCGAAAAATTCTATTCAGACGGTGGTTATAAATTCTTCGCAGAAAAATTATTAAAACCATTTTTGCGGTTTAATCCTAAAAGTAAAAGATGGGAATATGCAATCGTTTTGATGATAGAAGGTAAACGTAAACATTTCTATATTTCGCGTTTGGTTGCGGAATGTTTCATTCCTAATGATGACCCAGAATACAAGAATCAAGTAAATCATCGAAACGAAAACACGCTTGATAATCGTGCGGTAAATCTTGAATGGTGTACTTCATTCTATAACAACAATTATGGGACAAGAACAGAACGGATGAAAAAGACGATACAACTTAAAAAGCAAAGACAATTAAAAACAGCATAATACAGAAAGTGGTGGTTTTATAAGACAAAACGAACAACGACTAATTTTGAAGATTGATTCAAAATTATTGAGAAAAAATAAATGGTGCTTAACCATTCCCACGCCTGCAAGTGTAGGCGCAGAATCGGATTTTGTCGTTGCCGTGGGTGAAAGTCAATTAATCAGATGGATTGACGTGATGAAAGATAAAGATAATGCAAACGCTGAAATTATTAAAACAAAAAGAAAAATAAGAAAAATAAAAAATAGTGCGGAAAACTCAAAGACAAAAACCCGCATTAAGAAACTATATCAAGAATTAAATGAACTAAAATTTATTCCTGACTTGGTATCGGTGGTAATGAGCAGCAATGCAGATTATGACCGCGCCAACAAAGGATTTGAAATAAATGGTATTCAGTTTAGGCGGTTATTAGGAACGCCGAACGGAATCAAGAAATCAACGATATTATACATTAATCAGGAACTATACCCAGAGATAATGCGCCGAATTGAAAACGGACGAAACACAGAAAAAGAATTAGTAGCGGCAAAGTTAGAAGCATATCGCGCCTTGACCTGTTCGGGCAGTGTTCCCATCCCAAAGCCGAACGGGATTATAGTTGTAAAGGATTGCATAACGAAATTCAAAGAGGATGTTATTGTTATCCGTGATTCAGACGGTGACGAGCCGATTTTTACTAATGAAACTGATTATGAAATCGAGCACAACAATTCTGATGGATTTGGTTTAATGCTACCGTCATACGCGGCGAAGGTCAATAGTTACCTGACGAACGGAAACGATACAAGCCCATTATCGGCTATGGTTATCCGCTACAGCTTTACAAAGGGCTTATTAGTAACATTTGATTTCGTGGAGTTTGCGGAACAGATAGCCAACAATTATTTTATTACTGATGTTTGGGGAACTCCGCGCGACCTACGCGAAGCCGAGGTTATACTAACCGAATCACAACTAAAACTATGGGATTCTTATGCTAATTGGGAAGAGTACAAAAAGAATTGTAACGAAAATTTTTATGATTTCGCTGTTACAAAAACTTGCCCGATGGAGCTGGAAAACGTACATACAACAAATTATCAGTTTTTGCAACCTTATGATTTTACCGACGCGGAAATAAAAGAATTGTGTCAGCCAACACTAACACAGATTCAAAATGTGATGGGGCTTGATTATAGACAAGCTATTGTTTATCTGACGGGCGGCAAATTAGAAGCGGATAGTTTTGATAAGGTTGATGATTATGTGATTCAAGCATTAATGGCTGGTGGACAACCTGAAATAAATGACCCTTTTGTTATTGAGCGTATCAATACAAACATCAAAAAGCAAATCGAACGAGCCGAACGCGGAAAATTAATCATCAATGCGAATTTTGCTATGATTTCAGGCGACCCATACGCATTGTGTCAATCTATGTTTGGTATAGATGTAACGGGGTTACTTAACAAAGGCGAAGTCTATCACAAATATTGGGTGGATAAGGGAACAAAAGAAATAGCGTGTTTTCGCGCTCCTATGTCTGTAATAAACGCCGTTCGCAAACAGAAACTTTGCAAATCCGATATGGCGGCGCATTGGTATCAATATATCAAAACCGTATGCGTATTAAACGCTTGGGATTCAACAGCCGAAGCGGAAGATGGCGCAGATTTTGATGGTGATTTGTTTTATTGTACGGACAACGATATAATACTACGGCATACCGATAATCAGCCAACTGTAATATCAATCCAAAACAAAGCCCAAAAGACGAAGCCCACCGAGGATGACATTATACAAGCTAACAAATTAGCCTTTAATGATAGAATCGGAATCATCACAAACGCGGTAACGGCTATGTATGACCTTCGCGCTAAATACCCAAAGAATAGCGACGAATACAAAGAATTGCAATATCGTATCATTTGTGGACAACATTTTCAGCAAGGCGAGATTGACCGCGCAAAGGGCGCAGACGTTAAGACAATGCCGCAACACTGGAAATACTTAATCCCAAATAAGGAATATACAGACCTTCAACGGGCGATTGTTGCTAACAAAAAGCCGATGTTTTTCAAATATGTATATCCAGAAAAAAAGAAAAAATATGATACTCAATTTAAGAATTTTACTGACAGGGTAGAAAAGGAATACGGACAAACATTTGATGTGATACAACAGACGAATCCCGAACTAACCGAAACGCTGTTAAATGATTTTTATTCATTTATAGAATTAACTGATAACGATTGCACGGTCAATAGAATCAGCCGACACATAGAAAAGGAAATGAATAGTTTTCGTGAGCTTCAGGCTACAAAGATATATGATTATTCGGTTTTGAAATCCAACGCTGATTACTCAAAAATTACATTCAATAGAATCAAAGAAAGATACCAAGAATACAAAATCAAAATGAAAGAATTAGCGGCAATGCGACAGTTACAGCCAACCGATAAAGAGGAAATGGCAAAAAAGAAACAAAAACTACAAGATGAATTTAGAAAAGATTGTGATGTAATCTGCCCACAACAAGCGGTATTGTGCGATATTTTGGTTGACTTGGTTTATAGTCAAAAAGGCTCAAAGGATTTCGCTTGGATGTTATGCGGCGAACAAATTGTAAAAAATCTTCTTGCCCACAATGGGAATATAATAATGTTGCCGATAATTGCAGATGATGATTTTGATTTTAATTATAATGACAGAAAGTACAAGGTGATTGAATTTGTTAAAGAGCTTATTAGTAACGAACGAGAAAGATTACATTGAAAAAATTATCAATGATGGAAATTATCTATTGACAGAAAAGCCAATGGCAACATTAAAGATGATGGCTCATTATTTCTGTGAGCAACATCATAAGGATAAAAAAGAAATCACAGAATTATTGATTGATTTCCTCAAAAAACACTATCTAAAATATCAGGACAATCCCCATAAATGGGATGACATTTGCGAATCAACCGCAAAAAGAATAACCAAAAAAGCAGACGGCGATAAGTTGTTGATAACCGATGGAATCCCCGTCACACAAAATGAAATTGCAAAGATAAACGAAATAGAGAGTTTTCCCGATTTATCGGGTACAGATAAAAAGACATTGAAAAGATTACTATTTACAATAGTTGTGTTGGGTAAGTATCAGAACGCCAAAAATCAAAGTATGGGCTACATCAGCACGAAGCAAACACCAATCAAAACCATAGATTTATTTCAGCTTGCGAATATTCAAGCGAATAACAGCCAACGGAATCAAATGATACATAAATTATTTTTAGGTGGTTTTATTGGTTTTCCAAATAGCAAAATATCAGACAACTGCCGAGCAATGTTTGTGGATGAACACGACACATCCAAAACCGTAATCACCATTAGCGACCTCCGCGAAATCGGGTATCAGTTTAATCGGGAATTTTATAACAATAAATTTAATGTATGTGTTCGTTGTAGGCGACTAATTAAAACAAATTCCAAACACGAAGAGTATTGCTTGGATTGTTTTCCCATCCGAAAGGTTGAAATAGAGCGGTGTATTGATTGCGGTAATTTACTGACAAGAAAATGCAAAAACAAGAAACGTTGCGAATCTTGCCAAGGAAGGCGTACCCAGAACAACAAAAACGCCTATGCTAAAAGGAAAAAAGAAGAAAAAAAAGAAAATAGTTGAATGATTGACGACCCCCGAAAAACCGCATAAAAACGGCATTTTTGGGGGTTGTTTTCAAAAAAGTACCAAAAAATGATATGATAATAATAAACCCTCGTTTCAATTATTATTATCTAACAACTTATATTAATCACTACTTTCTTTGTCATCTATTATGCTGAACATCATAACAAACTGTTCACTCGCAGTTTATGCGCGTTATTAAGTTCAATGGTAAGGGTAGAGTGAAATCTGCCCTTGCTACCTTACCCTTTACAACTGGTACAAGAAAACAAAACAATTCTATCTTATATATATAAGGCGCGGAACGCGCCTATCCATCCATCAATCAACAGAATCCATTTATTAGCAAAACAGAAATAAAATAGAATGAGGGCGATAGCCAAAATAAACGTGACACGAATTACCGCGTTTTTGTGAAACCTTTTCTAAATCACAGATGAAAAGCGGTGATGACGGCACGAAAAGATTAGTGTATGCTCCTTAACGTGCTTTAGGTATTTGACCCTACATAACAGAAATCACAGAATAATCATTTGATTATGCTTATTTCTATAAAAGAATAAATATAATCAAGTGATTAGTAAATCACTTGTTGACAATATTTGAAAAAGTATTGGCATACTCTTAACTATCTATTTCTTTACTATTATTTATTTATTTCCGAACAATTAAAATGATGGTTCTCGCGGTAATCTCCATCCCTTAAAAGATTACCACATCATCCTTTTTCTTGCGTGTTCCGTTGGTGATTCAAGGCAAAGCAGATAACACGCTTCTTCTTCACGCTTGTACGGTTTTTTTCCTCTGTGATTTATTAGAGCCTGACAATCCAAAACACATACAATCGTGATTCTATGTTACCCTTAACGGGTACTTTTGATGAATATAGCTATTATTCTTTAATAGAATTATCTGTTAAATAATAATAGGTGTATTCAGCCGATACACCAATCCTTATAATAAAATTTGTCTTTATTGGGTTGCGCTATCCTTTCCCTTGTGGTTTCTTTGCCATAGCCATAAATTACTTTCTTTCTTCCATATTAAGTGTTCTACCGCCACAAAAAAAGGATAGCAATTCATTTATAACAAAAAATAAGAAATCCCGTATATCGGGAACAACAATAAACGGAGGTTTAATATGACTACGATAAGATTATCCGAATGTGAGATTTCCGATATTAAGGGAAAATTAAATAAATCAATCAATAATGAAACTGAATCCAACGATATAGCAGATTATGCTGTTACGTTGGTTTTAGATTGTGTAAATCAGCATATTATCAATGAACACTTGCTAACATTGGATGAAGTTGCAGATACATTTCAAAATCTGCTTGACCTTATAAACGACGATAAATATAAGCCTCTGATAAATTTTTTAGGAACAATCGGAGGTGATTAAAAATGGCAAATATGACCGAATCACGCTTGTATAAAATTTCAGCGTGGAAGGATAACGCCGTTAAAATCGTTCTCACACAGGGCGAAGGAACAAACGCGGCGAATCCTAATTATAACAAAAAGATTAAATTTCAATTATATGATAGTGATGGATTGTTGACTATTCCATCTTCTGGCGTCGATATTTTCCTTGCGTTCGATAGGACAGACGGAACAAGTGATATTATTGAGGGCGAACGCATTAATGAATCTGATGTTGGTTTTACCATCAAAAACACATTAACAACTATTGCAGGAATTGTTAAGGGTGAAATCAGGTTGATTTCTTCCGATTCTATAGTTAAATTCTATGGTATTAATTTTAATGTGTATGGTGGTACAAATAACAGCAATATCGAAAATACAGAAGAATTTGAGGCACTAACAAGAGCATTACAAAAGGTTGTAAATCTTACAGGCGATGGCACGATTGCCGACCTTGACACAGTAATTGCACACAGCGGTACTAACCCCGCGGCAAGCGGTGTTATATTTGATTACATCGAAACACAGAAACAAAATCTTGAGAAGTACATCACTAATGTAAGTGCTGATAATGCGATTGCGGCTGATACTGTTTATAAGGTGTACACTAATGCCGATGGTCAAGTAGTACAGGGCTATCATATGGTTATCGCTGTTCCTGCTACATCACAGATTACTCAATATCTATTTGCACAATCGGGCGCGGTTCTGTATCGTACTTGCCCAGCCTCAAGCGGTCAACCATCAGGAAGTTGGGGAACGTGGGCTAAATTTGCAAAGATTTCCGATTTACCAACAAATGTATCACAGTTGGCTAACGATAGCGGTTATCTTGTCGCAAGTGACATTGCAGGAAAAGCAAATACGGCTGATGTATATTCAAAGACTGCGGCTGATGATAAATTTCAAACATTGGCTAATAAAGCGCAGAGTATTGATAGCAATACGCAGACCACAACAGCGGACGCGCAAAAATATCCATCAGTAGCAGCGGTTAAAGATTTTCTATATGCCAATTTCTACACTGATGATGAGGTTGATGATTTGCTTGATTTGGTTTATTCCAAAACTGCGGCTGATGATTTGTTTGCAACGAAAGCAAATACATATACCAAATCGGAAATCAATACAAAAGTATCAAGTTTAAGTAATAGGCTTGCATTGCATATTTCCGTTGGTTTCAATGCTAATGGTGTACCCGTCAAATTTGTAAATGGTACAACTATCAGCGCAGGAGCTTTTGCAAATAATGAGGTTACGAAGATTTTTATTAGTCAGGACGTTCAGACCATTAGCGGCGGTGCGTTCGCTGGCTGCCCTGCGTTAAGTGATATTTATTTTGATAGTACATCTACGAGCTACGATAACGGTACAATCCCCAGCGGTGTTACTGCGCATACGCTTGACAACTACCACATAATGAATTGTATTTTGGATTGTGTTAAATATCTTGACGATAACAAAGTACAAAGCATTAGCAGCGGACGATTAACCACAACGGGCGATTCAATTCATTATCCTTCTGTTGCAGCGGTTAAGGATTTTGCATATGGAAACTTCTTTGATAAAGAGGAAATCGAAGAAGAGTTGACGTTAAGAACGCCCGTAGAATTAACAATCAGTTTGGATAAAGATGAATGGAGCAATCAAGAACAGGAAATTGAAATATCAACATCGGATTATATCATTACAGACCATACCCGATTAGTTAATTTCAGGATTGATAATTTAACAACATTACAAAACACTTGGATTTGTAATGAACTTCAAGTTGAGTATGACAATGAATCCGATGATAATACGTTAGTTTTTAGTTATGTAGGCGATAGCGGTGTAACAGACCCACCGATTGACATTGATGTTTCGTTTATTCTGATGGAGGTTATCAGCAATGCAGCAGTACCACAATGACGATTTGAATTTTTATTGTTATAGTCTACAGTTGCATTATTTTCTGTTGGCTTTTAATGAAAAATGTTATACATCAAAAATAAATAAAAATAGTAATACCCGATATTGGGTATATCATAAGAGCGAAAATCTGGATAGATTGATTTCGCAATATAAAGAATTAAAAAACAAAAATCTAAACAAATAAAGGAGTTTATTCAAATGAAAGATAAGATAAATCTAAAACAAGACCACGCAATGAAAAAAATTGCGGAACTAACACACACAAAGCCTATCAGACTAAATAACAGCAATGGTTATATGTTCGTGTACGAAAGAATGGACACATATAGTTTTGCCATCGTAGATGGAAAAATAATCAATCAAGATTGTTTTTATACGTTATTAGCGGAATACAATCCAATTGCTATTCCTACCGTGGATAATGATGTGATAAGTGAGGCGTGTGCGAATATTGGTTAAGGTCAATCAAAAGCTATTGCTATCTCCGAAGGAGTGCGCGGAATACACACATATAGGCGAACAGAAAATAAGGGATATAGCAGAAAATAATCCTACTATGGATTGGGTTTTAAGGATAGGCGCACATTTGAAGATTAAAAGACCATTATTTGAACGGTGGTTAGATTCAGTAAATTTTATTTAAGAATTAATTGTTATTAATCAAAACTAAAGAAGGAGTTTATGCTATGACAAGTATTTTGATTATTTTGACAGCGATTATTTTAACCGTAGTTTTTGCGGTGATTAGCCTGATTGCGTGGATTGGGATTAGTTTAGCTGAAAATTATAATTCTATAAAAGAAATATCTGCAAAGATTAAAAATAAATTTATGAGAGGTACAGCGAAATGAAAATTGATGAATTACCTGATTATGTGCGTGAATTTTTCGAGAATGAGATATTAGCGCAAAATGACGATGAATATTTAGACGGCAAATATTTTGCTTGTACTGAGGGCGATAATAAATACGAATATAAGATTAAATTGGTAAAGGAATTTCATTTTATTCCTGTTACTGTTGACTAATATATATCTTGCAAATGAAAGGAGGTTGCAAGCGATTATGAATAATGAAAAGAAGCAAAGAACAAGACCAACATTTGATTATGAAGGCTTGACAGAAAAACAGATAAAAGCAGTTGAACTATTGCAATCAGGGGATTATACAAAGACTGAGATTGGGGAAATTGTAGGTGTACATAGGAATACTATTGCAGAGTGGTGTAAATTAGATAGGTTTAATGCCGCCTTGCGTGAATGTGCGAATGAGAAAATCCAACAAACTCTTAATAAACTTAAATCCCGTTCAGCTATGGCAACAGATATTTTGTGGAAACTTGCGAACTCCGAAGATAAACGCGTAGCTATGGAGGCTACTAAATACATTCTTGATAGGAATTTAGGCAAGACCACAAGCAAGATTATTGTTGAGGATAGCGACAAAGACGAAAGCAGGATTGATATTGAAGCCGAGCTTGAAGCAATGGACAACGGCGACGACCCTATTGATGTTGATTTCGACTAATCCATTTCCATAAAAGATGATGTTTATGGACTTGGCAACGATACTATCACATTTTTATATTGACAAGTGACGATAAAATAAATGTTTTATTGACATTCATTCTACTACAAAGAAGAACATACACCATCAAAAGGCGCATAAATAGCGGATTTTTAGCCCCTATGCGCTTTTTGTACCGTGGGAATATAAAACCCTATGTAAAAATAACCGCGTTATTTAGCCGTATATAGCCCTAATCGGCGTGGTTATCCTGTTGGTTAGATATTTATAATCAATAATAACTTATGCTCTAAACCCCTAAAAAACAAGGGTTTTTTTGATAAAGTGTTTAGGTATATGTTTATATTACCTATTTTAATAAAAAATTAAAACCCCCTTGTAGCTACCGTTTTATAGCAAAAGAAAAACATTGTGAGGATAATGTTTGATTCACAACATTATTTATGGTGTTTTTCGTGGGGATTATAAGATTTTTTATATGATGGGTATGTGTTTGTTGATTTCAATTTGATTTCAAAAAACAAAAAAAAGAATAATAAAGTAAAACAAAGTTGTGATTGCTGATGATGTTGGTGATTGCAACTTTTTTATATATTATCTAACGTTTTCTGTTAGCATTTACTGTTCGTTATTGATTGTGTTGGGTGGTGGGGGTATCCTTCTATTTTTGGGACTACCCCCTACCGATATTTCGGTTAGTTTCAAAAAAATCCATACCAAAATTTTAAGACAAGTAATCCAAAATTTCTATTACCCTATTTTGATTCATTAAGGAGGTGTTACCGATGAATAATCTTGACCGTTATCGTGCTAAAAAAATAACGCTTAAATGTTGCAAACAGCTTTATGGTAAAGATAAAGGTGCAAGAATTTATGCAGCCCACGAAGATGATTTATTTACTTATCACGGCTTAGCTTGGGAAATCGGACGAATCAATTTCAAATATTTCTGTTCGATTTTTCTTTACGGATTACTCTTTGATTTGAATAACGGTAATATTGTTCCATTGTCAAAAAAACATTATGAGATTTGGGACGAAATGCAAGATACAATTTTGCACAAAAACAATACACGTCACGTTTATGTATTTCCTCGTTCGTTTGGAAAAACTACTACTTGCAGTATTCCCGTGGCTCTCTGGTGCGCATTATACGGTCATCATCCTTATGTTATGATTGATTCCGCGACTGAAAAACTATCATCCGCTATACTTGCAGTTATCAAACAACAGTTAGAGGATAATAGTTATATAGAATCTTGTTTTGGTAAAGTAATTGACAAAAACAATTTGAAATACAATGAATCCGAAATCGAGCTTGATATAAAACCAAACAGGAGTAAAATACACGCTATTTCAAGCACAGGCGGCGCAAGAGGATTTATTTATTCATCTGGCGGTACTGTTTACAGGATTGGATTGTTAATTTTGGACGACGCGCAGGAGGACACACAAGTAAAGAAACCTGAAGCACGGGCGGGATTTGTTAATAAAATTGATAATGGCTTGTTGATGGGCTTGCAAAACAATAATAATCACGTTTTGGCTTTTGGAACTCCACAATTCAAAGATGATGTTTATGGTACTTATATCAATTCTATTGCTTGGATTGGTAAAACGGAAAAGTGCATACAGCTTGATGATATAGATGAATATTTCCGAACATCTGAAGGATGGCAGACCATCCGCAATATCCTAAAAACCAAAGCAACAAACCCAAACGCAGCATTTGAAGCAGAAAGCTATTATTATCAGCACGAGGACGAATTAAAATTCCCGATTATTTGGGAAAATTATAATCGTTTTAGTTTGGCGGTTGAATATTTCAAAAACCCTGTTGCATTTAAGCAGGAGCGACAATGTGACATTAACAGCTTGGGCGAAAAACGTATTAAATCATTATCCGCTATTCCTGCCGCTGATATTGAAAATCAAGAATTTACTAATACTATTTTATCTGTTGACCCGGCAAGCACGGCAAATCAGAAATCGGACTATTCTGCCTTTTGTGTGTTATCTGATACCGATAACCACATCAAATATGCGCGGAAATGTATTATAGACAAGTTGGAATTTAACGACTATATCAAAATGATTCTTTCCCTGTTGATTCAATATCCCGATATTTCAACTGTTAGTGTTGAAAAACAAACATACAGCGGCGCGGACGTTATCAAGCTACGGGAACAAATACAACGGATTCCCGAATTGATGAATAGACCGATTACATACATAAATAAAGCACGGACAAAGAACAAGGATAATCGAATTGATACGGTGATTCCTGATATAAATATGGGTAGAATCATTTTTAACGAAGATGATATAGCGGCGATAGACCAAATAAAAGAATTTGCAGGAACGGCATACACGGCGCACGATGATATGATTGATTGCGTAGCCGACGCAGCGGAAAACATTATAAATATTGAAAAACAAGTACCAAAATTAAAAGTGTTTTCACTTTCTGATTTTGGCTTTTAATATATATAACCCAAAACATCGGAGGTGAAAACGAAATGAATTTGAACGATAAAATGATTGCGGAATTTCGTTCTGTGGTTACGGATTATGAATTGATGGAGCTTTATTATAAGGGCGACCAAGACATAAACCGAACATATAACAAGTTTCCTAATAGAAGCAATCAGATTGTTATTGATAACTTTATTAACAAGTTTATCAATGAGGAAATCGGATATAGTTTAGGCAATCCATTATCTTTTGTTTCAATCAGTGGTAACAAAGAATTAACAGATGATATTTACCGCGCTACTTTTCATTGGAAAGATAATCACGACCAAAAACTAATGCGTACATTAGAGATTTTCGGCAAGGCTTTTATTTTGAATTATATTGACGGAAAAGGCAGATTTTCAGAAAAGGTACTATCACCGAAAAATGCAATCGTTTATACAGATGATGATGGTGTGCCTTTAAGGTTTATCCATTTCTATAAACCTAAATACCAGACGGAGGAATATCACGATGTTTATTATCCTGATGGACGAATTGAAATCTACAAAGGAAATTCATTAGTCAATACTAAACATCATCCTTTTAATGGTGTTCCCGTTTCCGTTTGTGAGCTTGACAATATCGAAGATACTATATTTTTCAAAATAAAACACTTGCAGGACGCGTATAACGAAATTCTATCCGACCAAACAAATACTATTTCTGATTTTCGACGCGCCTATTTGGTTATCACAGGTGTGGAAGTTGACGAAAAAATGAAAGATATGCTAAAACAGCACGGATTAGTTAATCTGCCATCCGTACAAAATACAAGTGTTAAATGGTTGATTAAAGATATGCCCGATGGGTACATTCAGAACACATTGGAGCGATTACGCGCGGCAATGTATGAAACGTGCAATCATATTGACGGTAACGAAAAATTACAATCAAATACAAGCGGTACAGCCTTACGAAATAGATTAGTATTCTTGGAGCAAAGATGTAATGCTATTTTGGATATTGTATTGAATACCGTATATGACCGCACGGAACGCCTATTAGAATATTTGGCGGCAAAGGGTAAAACATACGATTTTACAGATATTAAAATCAATGCTACACCTTGTATTCCACAAGATGAAATTTCAATTATTCAAGGGCTTGTGCAGCTTGGCATTGGTACAAATATCAGCCTTGAAACAGCGTTATCACGCTTGCCATTTGTGGAGAATCCCGCGAATGAAATCGCAAAAATCAAGCAGGAGCAAAAGACCAATAACCGAATTGAACTTGATAAGATTGATTTGGTTGATGATTCCGCTGAAGGCGGTGGAGCTGCTTGAATGAATATGTAAAGGTTCGCGCGGATATTGATAAAGCTACGCAGAAAAAGATTAAAACAATATTACGTAGATATAAATATTCGCAAGACAAATTAATAAATGAAATCTCCGCGCTTGTTATAGATAATCTATCGGGCGACGGTAAAATATTATTATCCCCTAATTTGTTTGCAGAGGTGCGGCAAACAGTAACCGCAAATCTAAACGATTTCAAGGATTATCAAATTGATTTCGTTACTGACGTGGTGGAGGATTGTTACACTACGGCGGTACAGAAAACAGCAAAGTTAATCGGAATGAAAGCGGATTTTTCTTTGGTTAGACAAGAAATGATTGATAGGGCGGTTAATGCTCCCATCAATGGAAAAACCTTCTCTAATCGAATTTGGGATAATACAAATCAATTAGCTAATCGCATATACAATGATATGATTGATTGCGTGAAGAACGGAGAACAGCCAAAGCGCATTGTTAAAAAGATTAAAGATGATTATGGCGTTTCGGCATATCAGGCTAAAAGGCTTGTTAATACTGAGGTTGCAAAGGTTGTAAACGCGGCGCAGTTGGATATATACCGCGATTCTGGTGTGGTTGAAAGGGTGTTATATACCGCAACATTAGAGGATAACACTTGTGATACTTGTGCGGATTTGGACGGAAAAATATTTGATTTGGATAAAGCTCCAAATATTCCCGTTCATCCTTGTTGTCGGTGCTGCCTTGTGCCGATAGTTGACGATTGGAAACCGAATAAACGCGCCGACAATTTAACAAAACAAAATATTGATTATGTTACCTATAACGATTGGGAACATCAACTATAATCCATAGTATTTATTACTGTGGTTATTTTTATATAGATTGAACTTTATGGATTGAACGATACATAAAGGGCAAAGGAGAATTTTATGACATTTGAAGAATTAATGAAAGAATTAAAGCAGTTTGAAAATACTGACGAATACAAGAATTTTATTAGCGGTTTGATTAATGACGATAGAGTAACCGCTTATTTAGATACAGACAGCGGCAAAAAGTTAATGCAGCCTAAACTTGATTCTTATTTCTCAAAGGGCTTGGAAACTTGGAAAACCAATAATCTTGATAAGTTGGTGAATGAAAAGGTAAAAGAACTCTATCCCGAAGCCGACCCGAAAGATACAGAATTAGCGGCGGTAAAGGCTGAATTAGAAAGAATGAAATCAGAATCCTTGCGCAAGGATTTAACTAATAAAGCCTTGAAAATTGCAAATGATAAGGGTTTACCCGCTGATTTGGTTGATTTCTTCATTGGCGCAGATGAAAAGGCGACTAATGCGAACATTGCCAAATTTGAAAAAGCATTTACTGATTCCGTTGGTTCAGCCGTTGAAAAGAAACTAAAAGATTCAAGTTATGTACCCCCTGAAAGTGACGATACACCTATTGATGGTGTAACGGCGGCATTTCAAAAGCTGAATCCGAACATCAGTATTGTAACTGCAAATGAATAATAAATTTTGAAAGGACTGAAAAAACTATGGAAGTTTCTGTAAGATATTCTAATCTTGTTGATACTAAAACGAGAGCACAACTACAGCTTAAAGATGGCGTAGTATTTAATAACAGATATGAAGGTTCTGCAAAGGCTGGCGCGGTAAAGGTTCGCAAATCTGGCGCGGCTACCGTTGTGGACTATGACAAGACCAATGGCGTGGCTCTGACTGAGGGCGCAAGCGAGTACATCACTATTACTATCAATAAGGATAAGGCAGTAAATGAAATCATTGACGGCTATAATGCTGCTGCTGTTCCCGATGGACTTGTAGCGGATAGACTTGATGAAGCTGGCTATGGCATTGCCCTAAAACTTGATAGCGATGGTGCAAAAGCACTTGCTACCGAAGGTACAACATTAGCAGATACTGTCGCAATGACTAAAAGCAATGTTTACAGCAAGATTGTTGACGCGCGTGTTGCCTTAACAACTGCGGGTGTACCTAATGACGGACAAAGATATGTACTTGTTTCACCTGATGTTATGGCTTATGTATTGAAATCTGATGAATTTACTCCCGCTTCAAATCTGGGCGATGTTGTAAAAGGTACTGGCATTGTTGGTACTATTGCGGGATTCAACGTTCTTGAATCCGCTAATCTTGGCACTGTAACAAAGGGCGAGGGCGATAATGCTGTTACATACAAGGTTGAATTTGTCGCTGGTCATCCTGCCTATGCTACCCGTGTTAATGAGTGGGCTGTTCCTGTTCACGTTCAGGATTTAAGCGGTTCGGGCAAGTACATCGGCGCTTCTGCCGTACAGGGCAGAAAGGTTTATGCCCACAAGGTTACTAATCCCGCTTGTATTCTTGTAAAGACTACAACTGCATAATCACTTTTGATTATATTTTCTTTTATGGGGTATGGTTTAGGCTATACCCCATTATACTAATCGGAGGTGATTATTATGAGTATAGTCAGCAATTATTTTAATAGCAATCCTATTTATGTTGTAAAAGGTTCTGAAGAATTAAATTCCGACCCCGTTTCTGACTTTGATGAATACATCGAAAAATATAGATTTGCCGATAGAAATCTAAGTCGTATGTTAATGGAAAACGGAATCTATCTTGACGAAGAATCATCATTAATGTATTTAGATTTGGCTTGGCAAGCGATTTCTAAATACCTGTTTTGTGAGTATGACGATTCCGCGATGTTGCATAGGTGTAGTTTTGCTGTGGCACAACTGGCATATGTGTACTATTATAATGACCGTGTAAAAAGGGAAACTATGTCAGGAAAAGCACCAGTAACCCAAATGTCAATCGGTAATAATTCGGTGACGTTCGGACAAAAGAAAATCGAGCTTGATTCTAATGGCTTGACCGCTGATGTTAAAGCGGCATTACCAATGCGGCGAATGAGGGTGTTATAAATGAACATTGCAGATTGTTATAATTCAATGTCACAAGCTATTCAATGGTTTTATGATAAGCAAATCACCATCCGAAAAAAAGCGAACACCTACGATGATGTAACTGGTATGTATAGCCGTACAGGTTCAGATACCATCACAGTTAATTGTAATGTACAATCACTTGACACTAAAATTGACCTTGATGAACACGGAAAGTTAATCAATGCTGAATATAAAATCTTTTGCGATTCCAACAGCTTTATTGATGATACTTGCGTGGTAACTTATAAGGGCAAAGATTATAAGGTTGTCAAAATTACCGATTGGGATTACTATTACATCGTTTACATTCGGGCGGTGGTTTAATGGCTAATTTTGACCATTTCGATACCGAGCTTGACAAGGTTTTGAAAGCTGCCGAACGTGGACTGAAAAAGGCGGTTATTAAGTTTGAAGCTGATACAAAACTATTAACCCACGTTGATACAGGTACATTGCGGCGAAGCTGGACACACAAAACAGAAAAACAGGGCGACAATATTATTGGTATAGTTGGTTCAAATGTTCCCTATGCAAAGTATGAGGACGCGTACCATCCGAACATTTCACAGGCGTTAGATGATAACCTTGACAACTATATGCAAACGGTATCAAAAGAAATTGAAAAAGCGATAGGCGGTGATTCAAATGGTTAATTTTAATAATGTAAGAAAATACATTATTGATAATATAGCGGCGTTCGGTGATATTGCTTTTACGGCTACCGATGAAACAAACGGAAATGAGTATACCTCTATTTACTTAATCGAAAAGCCGCAAAATCATAAAATCACATCGGGCAACGCTTTAATTATAAAATTCCACGAATTGGACGGCGGCAATCCAGTAAGAAAATATTATGTTGAGATTTGGATGTTATCGGAGAATTTAGCCGATATAGTTACAATCAAAGATGTATTAGTTGATATGCTGGACTTCTATAAAACGCCGTGCCTGATTCCTTATATAAATAAATTCCGCTTGGATTCCGAAAGCGGGATTGCATTTGATGAATCGACACAAATGTATACTAATCGGATTTATTTTAATTGCAACAAACTACTTATAAAGGAGTGAAAAGAAGTATGCAGATTTTTAATCCTGGCAAAGATTCCGTTCTAATCGGTTCTGGCTATCTTTATGCTATGCTTGCTGATAGTTTTGATAATACTGATGTAGATACAGCCGATATGACCGAAATCGGATATATCAAAGATAGCGCAGTTTTTAAGCGTACACACGAATCAAAAGACATTGAAACTGCTAACTATGGCGTAGTTGAATCCTATAACTATAAATATACTACCACATTTGAAACTGGTATCATTTCCTATAATGCGGCTAATGTGGCGCAGTTTATGACAGGTGATGATTATGTGGCAGGAACAGCCGCTAACGGTAAGGTTACTAACAAGACTTATTACATCGAGGGCGCAAAGACTCCCGCGATTGCGCTTGTTTTCGTTGGCAAAGACGAAGATACCAATGAGGAATTTAAGCTGATTATGCCTAAATGCAAATGGCAGGGCGAATATACACTTGATTTCAACAATGATAATCCTGTGGAAATGAATTATAGTTTTAAGTGCTTTAATACCACACTGCCGAACAATAAGACGGGTGCGGCTTGGTTAGAGGAAACCGTAACAGCTACAACTTGATTTTGATTTATAGGGCGGTTTTCGGACTGCCCTTTATTTTTTGAAAAATAGTATTGCAATATTATTTGAGTTTATACGAATAAGAATAATTTGAATCGGAGGGCTAAATAATGGCTTATTATAAGAATAACAATTATAGAAAAAAAGGCGGGTATAAAAAGAATAGTAATTACAAGTATTATGAAAACAAAAATTATGTAGACAATAGACCGCAGGAAAGACCCGCAAGAGAATTTGACGCGACAAGATACAAGAAAGACGATATTACAATTAGAGATTTGAATGGAAAAGTATATACAATCAATGGTAATTTCTCTACTGCATTTACAGAGGAATTGGTGAAAGCACAAAAACAGCTTGAAAAGATTAATCAAAGTAAAGATATGGCAGAACGCTATCCCGAATTATTAAAGATGTTGAAATCCTTTTGTCTGGTGTTAATCAATCAGAACGTAGACGGTGAGAAATACACGCTTGATGACGTAGAACACGGATTCAATGATATTGAGGTATTAAAGGCATTAGTTACCTATATCGGACAACTTATTTTTGATGGGAGAGCGATTAGATGAAAATAAAAGATAAAGCCGTATTTCTTCCTCACAAACAAACATTGATAATAGATGTATATGGTATAAAAGAAAAGATTGGTATTTCGTTAAATATGAATGTTGATACATACTATTCTATTTCGTGCTATTTGTCGGATTTCGAGGAAACAAGAAATGTTGATGATATTGTAGAAGCTGCAACAGCTATTTTGCATTATGCGAATAGAAAATTTGATAAAAAATTTGTAGTAAAAAATTTGAGCATTGAAAACCAAATGAAAATCATCGAACAAACAATAGGCGGTATGAGTAAATTGTTAAGCGCGGAATATTTGCAGATTCCAAATATTCAGGTTCAAGAAAAACCAACTACATCAAAATTTGAAAAGGAACGCGCAGAAAAGAAAAAGAAAATCAAAAGTGCAAATGAATTGTTAGCTAAAAAGCAAGAAGATAGTTTAATCGAGGATATTACATTGGTAATGATGAAAACGGGCAACACCTATAACGATATTATGAATATGCCCATTTTATTCTTTAAGAATTTAGTAAAACAAATAGTAATAAATGAAATGCGAACGGACGAAGATTATAATTTAGCGTATTTACAATACGAATTGAACGAGTATAGAAAAGAATTGAACAGCGGTGAAGCCGTTATTAGCACCTCCCCAAAGGGTGCAAATTTGAAAGAATTAAAACAATTCTTTGGATAATTGTACCCACCTAAAAAGGTGGTGTTTTTATTATGGCTGACAAAAAAGTTATAGCCAATTACGAAGCGCAAATATCATTTGACGCGTCGAAATTTAAGAAAGGTATGAATGAATCCCATTCGGATTTCAATGCCTTTTCAAGTAAATTAAAATCCATTAGCGGCGGTATTGTTGCGGGCGTTAGTACAGCAATTACTGCCGCGAGTGGTGCAATCGTTGCTTTTGGTAAATCCTCAGTAGACACAGGAAAAGAATTTGATTCCGCTGTCTCACAGATAGCTGCTACTTCTCAAAAGACAGTTGATGAAATATCCGCATTGCGCGATAAAGCAATAGAATTAGGCTCTGCAACATCCTTTAGTGCTACACAAGCCGCAGAAGCCGAAAATATCCTTGCTATGGCAGGATTGAACGAACAAGAAATATTATCATCAATAGGTGATGTTCTTAATTTGGCGGCGGCTGGCTCTATCGAAATGGGCGACGCGGCAAGTTATGTAACGGGTGCGGTTAAAGGCTTTAATGATGAATTTTCAAACACGCAGTATTATACCGATTTGATGGCAAAGGGCGCGACCCTTGCGGCTACTGATGTTAATAATTTAGGCGCGGCATTGTCTAAATCATCTTCAACAGCGGCGGCATATGGACAAACCGCAGAAGATACCACAGTTGCATTATTGAGATTAGCGGAACAAAATGTAACGGGTGAAGCCGCCTCTACTGCATTAAACCGCGCAATGACAGACCTATACGCACCAACGGAAAAGACCGCAGGAGCATTAAAAGCTCTTGGTGTTAGTTGCTATGATTCCAACGGTAAAGCAAAGGAATTTAATAGCGTAGTTGATGAAATCAATGGCAAGCTATCCACGATGAGCGAGGAAGAAGCCAACGCATACAAGAAAATGTTGTTTACAACACAAGGTATGCAAGCCTTTAATATGATGACCGTTTCGAGCACTGAAAAGGTCGATGAATTTAGAAAAGGTTTAGCTTCAGCAAGTGATGGCATAGGTTCAGCGGCACAGCAAGCCAAAACAATGCTTGATAACTTACAAGGTGATATAACTATTTTCGGCTCTGCGGTTGAGGGCTTGCAAATCGGCGTTTCTGATTCCGTTAATGGTTTAATGCGTGAATGTGTGCAGTTTGGAACGGAGCAAATAGGCATACTTACAGAAGCGGTTAAGAAAAACGGATTAGAAGGATTAGCGGGCGCAGTTGGTGAAGTGCTTGCAAACGTCATTACTAAAATCGGCGAATATCTACCTAAACTAATCAATCTTGGTGTCCAGGTTGTTAAATCATTCTTAACAGGACTATCAGACCACGCAGACGAAATATCAAAAATCCTTGTTAACCTTGCGGAAACGCTTGTAAATGGAATATCCGATATTTTGCCGCAGTTAATACAAACCGCATTTGATATTGTGGTTGCCATAGCCAACGCATTAGCGGAGAAGCTACCCACATTGATACCTACGATTGTACAGGGTATATTAAAGATTGTTCAGACTATCATTGACAACCTGCCTACATTCTTAAATGCTGTATTAGAGGTTATCAAGGCTATTTCAAAGGGTATATTAGACGCGCTGCCGATAATCTTACAATCGTTACCGTTGATTATTCGCGGTATAGTTAATTTTGTTGTTGGTGCAATTCCGCAAATCTTAAATGCTATTATTGAAATCACAAGGGCGGTATTAGACTATCTGCCCGAAATAATCAATAGCATTGTTTCTGTATTGGTGCAGAATATCCCCGTTATTATTCAGGGTATTATTACTATCATCAATGGTATAGTGCAAGCATTGCCGGAGCTGATAAGGGCGATTGTTGAAGCCTTGCCAGATATAATCACATCAATTATTAATGCGATTGTTGAATTGTTGCCTGTACTTATTCAAGGCTTAATACAATTAGTTTTGGGTATTGTCGAAGCCTTGCCCGAAATCATTAAAGCATTAATCGAAGCCTTGCCGCAGATTATCACGGCGGTAATAACAGGACTAATGCAAGCATTGCCACAATTAATAATGGGATTGATTCAATTAGTTATGGAATTGGTTTTACATCTTCCTGAAATCATCCTTGCATTGGTTGAAGCTATCCCCGACATTATAGAAACATTGGTTGATACGCTGTTAGACCCCGATAATCTTGAAAAGATGATTGATGGACTAATTGAAATGAATATCAAAATCGCGGAGGAAACGCCCAGAATCATCTCTGCTTTAATCAAGAAAATCCCCGAAATCGTAGAAAAGATTGTTTCAAAATTCGGTTCTTTAGTTGGAAAGTTTGTAGAGCTTGGCGGCAATATGATTAAAGGACTTTGGGAAGGTATATCGAATTTCGGTCAATGGCTATGGGATAAGATTAGCGGATTTTTCGGCGGCATTTGGGATGGTATTTGCAATTTCTTTGGAATACATTCCCCGTCAACATTATTCCGTGATGGTATTGGTAAAAACCTTGTTTTAGGACTTGCCGAGGGTATCAACGACGAAGCCGATACAGCGGCTAAAGCAATGCAGAATGTTAATAATGCTATTCTGGAAAATGCTAATGCTGAATTAGAAAGCAACGTAAAACTAACAGCGGAAACCGATTATTCAAACGGTGATTATTCCGTTGCGTTTATTGACCCGTTGAATCTATTTGCTGATAGATTAGAGCGCATATTTGCTAACGCTAATATTTCATTTAGTGAAGGTATGGCGCACGGTGTAACGGGTTCAGGAACTATTATAAAAAATAGTACACAAGGCGGCAATTATAAAGTTAATGCGCCTATTACGGTAAATATTCACGGTGATGTTGACGAGAATACAGCTAAACAAATCAGTGATGAAGCGTTTAATCAGTTTATGAATCGTATTCTTGCAAATTCAAACGTGATTTAATATATACAAGCCCGCTATTTTTGGCGGGCTTATTTTTTTTTATAAGGTGGTGACACTATGAACAATTATTTTACTTTTGATGGTGTGGATTCCTTTAATTTCGGATTATACATTGCTTATTTTGACGGTGCGCCTAATGTTGGTGTATCAGGCGGTAAATACGAATTAGCGGTTGATACTATCCCGACAAATCCACAGCAAATCTATTATGGTAAAAACTACAGCACACAGCCATTAGAATTTCAGGCGGATATTATGCTTGAATCCTTACCCGATAATAGCGAGGTTGATTATTCTGAACAATGGGCAGAAATCAATGATTGGCTGTTTGGTGCGGATGGCTATAAACAGTTTTCTATGGGCGTAGATTCGGATTATTATTTGCAATGCGTTATTATTCCTTTAGAGAATTTATATATCGGTGGTAAGCAAATCGGCGCAAGGGTACTAATCCATAATGACAGCCCATTTTGGTATAACGATAAAACAATTACATTTGATTTCACAGGAACAACCGCAGACGAAAACGGAGATGTATTATTCACGAAGAACATTGACAGCGCAAAAGAAATCAAGGTTTTTCCAACTATCAACTTTAAGCCGCAATCGGTAAGCGGCGGCAATACTAATTATTTCCTTTTTCGCGTTCTGAATCTGGATAACAATTCGGAGTTTAGAACATATATCAAAAAGCAGGATTCTAATAAAGATTGGGTTATTGATTGCCGATACTTAACGATTACCGCAAACAATGAATTGCGTACAATGAATTTAGGTAACACACAGCCTACAAGAAATTGGTTTTATTTGTCGGATGGCTCTAATAGAATTAAAGTTAATGTATTAGATACTAATGGCAATTCCGCGCCATTTCAATACCTGAATATGGATTACACGAAATATATTAGAAAGGGTGAAATTATCGTATGAGGATTAACAAAGAAATTCCATTACTTACGGTTTATTCACCTAATAAGCAGGATATTTTATGTTCTGTAGCTCAACCAAAACACGCTAAAATTACTTATAATTTTAATTCCTGCTCTACTTTACAATTTCAAGTGGACAAGAATATATTTGACAGCAAGACGGGCAAATGGATTGAAAACCCTTGTTACAATGATTTAGCCGAAAACAATCTATTGTATATGGCTAATGCTTCAAACGTGCTTAATTATAACGGTGCGCCGTTACTTCCTGATGGTAGTTATCAATTAGTTGCTGATGAAAACCAATCATCAAAGAAAACATATCAAAGTAATTATTTACCATACGTTTACCGTTATTCTCCTGCATTTGTAAATAATAACATAACGCTTCAAACCGAAGATACATTGTTTGATGTGTCTGCTGCCGCTGGTTATCCTTTTATACAGTATTATACTATAATGTACCGTAATGACAGAAACTACAATAGATATGTTACAAGGGGCGCGGGATTCAAGTATTATATGAACGCAACGGAAATGATGGTAGAGCAATTTTTTCCTGCTAAAGTTGGTGACGTTATATTTTTAGGAAGTAAAACAAATAATAGTAATAAGGCGTTTGCTGGTGATGATGGCGGCGGTACGGCGTTATTTGGATATACATTATTCTTTTATTCTGGTGATTCCGCTGATAAATGCGAAAAATATGGACAAACAAGTACCCCAAATAATTTGCATTGGGATAAAACATATTATAACCCAACAATCAGATACCGTATTAAAGACGGCGATTTTGGATATTACACATATGAAGAAGCAGACGGAACAATTAAACGTTCATACCGCAAAGAAGGATATATAAGAATTTGCGGCGAAACTGGCGGCTCACTTCCTGTTGCTGGTTTTACTTATATATTAAGTGGTGAAAGAAAAGTAAGTAATATAAAAATCGGTACTAAAACAAATCATCAACATTCCATTCCGTGGTTTGTTATCCAAGATGTTCAGGAGGTAAAGGACGGGCGCGGCGTTCATAAGACCGTTACCGCGTATTCTTATGAATACACGCTATCAAAGCATTATTTCTCGGTTGATGAATCTGCATTACCGCTTTATATCCCCGATGAAGTTATAGACCAAGTTACAAGTGATAACTGGATAATTGATAAATGGGAAAATCAGAACGGCGATATTACATATAATCGCGGTTATCAGTATATGCGGCGCGGTATCATCAATCAGATTTTGGATTATCTTCCCGAATGGCGAATTGGTTATGTATCTAATTCTGCGCTGCTAACAAAATATAGACCTATTCCAAAAGCGGATAATGTCAATATATATTCGTACCTGATGAATGAAATTCAAAAATTATATGGTTGTTATGTTATTTTCAATACAGAAGATAAAACAATCAATCTTATAGAGCAATCCGATATTTTTATGTTTAACGCTGGTACTGTTATTAGTTGGCGAAACGCATTAAAAGCCTTGACGATTTCTAACCAAAACACAAAGTATATAACCGCTATGAGGGTTAATACGGATTCTGAAACATTTGGTATTTCTATGGTTAATCCAAATGGCACGAACGTTATTTATAATTTTGATTCCGTGATTGACAAGCTGGATTATAGTGTGGATAACACACACATAAACCCAGATACTAATAATCCTTATACTCTAAAGGAATTGATGATTAAATATAAAGCCGATTATGCAGCACAATTATCTACATATCGTAGTTATGGAAAAAGCCTAATAGAAGCTACACGAAAATTAGCAGATGACGAAAGACTATTAAAACAAAGTTTAGAGAATTACAAGAAAACAGTTGCAGCTTGTAAGCCATCAACAAATAATAATGCTATTCCCGATATTCCACAAGCAAAATATCAATTTGAAACAGATGGATTGTACGAGCCTACAACATATAATATCAATCATAAATATGGGTCACAAGAATTATTTAACGATGTAAAGGCGGCAAATACTGCATATTGGGATTTCTTTGATACTTACGAAGCCACACAAAAGAATGTTGCAAAGTATTCCGCTAAAATGCGAGCTATCGCATTAGAATTTAGTTTTAATATCAAAACCTTAACGACCGAATACGCAAACGGAATTGAAAACTACACGCCATTATTTACACCGTCAGAAATGAAAGAGCTTCGGAATTTTATTGTTGAAGGTGATTGGGAAAGCTCCGTTATTACTTTCGATGATAATTTCAAGCCAAACGAAATATATAATTCTTTGGTGGATATGTTCAACACGGCAAAAACCGAAATGGATAATATCTATTCTAAACCTATCTATGAATTTAGCGCAGAGATTGCGGACATTTTCAGAATGAAAGAAACACGGGCGGCGTGTGATTCTATTTGTTTGGGTAATTCACTTTATATCGCTGATGGTGATAATTGGATTACGCCGATTCTATTACAGGTCAATGTTGATTTCGACAATATGAATGGGACAACAATGTTATTTAGTACGGACTATAAGCGCAAGCCGCTTGAATACCGATTTAGTAAACTATTCGCAACGATACAACAAACGAGCGTATCAACGCCTAAATATACATTTGATTAACAATAAGCCTTGCAATTATGCAGGGCTTTATTTTTTGAAATTAGAAAAATTTGTAAAAACTATCACTAACCCGTTGACTTCTAACACTATTTAGTGTATAATGTAAACTGTAGATAGAAGAACATCATCAAATAGTTGTTAGGAGGGCTTATTATGAAGTACATTACACAGGCAACCGAAAATAAAATCAATGCAATGGTAAAAGCTGATAACGGTTTTTATTCTTGGGGATATGCGCTAAAGCAGATTCTCAATGTGATTAAAGCACAGCATAGTTATTTAGGCGGTACAATCAAAGAAGCTAACAAAAACGGCGTATTCTTTGAAAATGATTTTGAAATCATCATCGAGGAACATTATCCCTATAACGGGTTCGCGGTTGATTATCCTGAAATCTTTGATTACAAAGCAACCTATGAATATCTTTTCTGTTGTGACTTTAATAAGCTGGTTAGATTGCTTTATAACCGCTTTATTACCGAAAGAGGGTGATGGGATGGAGCTATTACCCCACGAAAAATATTTACTATCCATAGACGAAGCCGCCGAATATTCGGGAATAGGACAAAACAGATTAAGACAGATTATAGACGAGAATCCCGATTTAGATTTTATCATCAGGCGCGGCGAAAAGAAAAAGCAAAAGTTAATCCATCGGAAAAAGTTTGAAAACTGGATAATGACATTAAATTTTATTTGATAAGGGAGTTTTGATTATGGCAAAGGTAAGAACAGATAAAAAAGGCAGAAAGTTAGATAAAGGTGAATACCAAAATCCAGACGGGCGGTATTTCTACATCTATACCGATATTAACGGTAAGCAATGCCGAGCTTATTCTTGGCGTTTGAAAGATACCGACAAAGTGCCAAAGGGTAAAAAGTGCGATAAGAGTTTATACGCACTTGAAGCAGAAATCAAAAGTGAACTGCAAAAGGGTATTGATACTACCAAAGCAAAGAAATTGACGGTTGATGATTTGTTTGATAAATTTCTTGAAATCCGCAAATTAAGAGAATCAACCGAAACCAATTACCGATATATGTATGAGAAATTCATACAACCGACATTCGGTAAAAGGAAAGCAAAGGAAATCAAGAAATCACACATAGCGAAGTTTTATAAATCCCTGATTGATGATAAAAAGCTGAAGCCCAACACGATAGAGAATATCCACACATTATTAAGACCGATTCTGCAAGTTGGTGTTGATGATGATACACTTGTTAAGAACTACAGCATAGCAGCCTATAACGAAATTCGCAACAGCTATAAAGATTATTGGGATTTCAACACGGTTAAAAAATCATCCTTTACGAAAGACCAACAAGAAGCATTTATGAATTACGTTCGAGAGAATCAAGAACAATATGACGGCTGGTATAATATTCTGGTTGCATTTCTCGGTACTGGTTGCCGCGTTAGTGAGTTGGTTGGTTTAACGTGGGATGATGTTGATTTCAACAACAACACCATATCAATCAATCATCAAGTGCATTATGGCAAATCTGCCGAAACAGGCAAATTTGAAAAGCGCATTGTTCCTCCTAAAACAAAGGCGGGATTAAGAACTATAGCAATGTTCAAAAAGGTTAGGGCGGCATTGCTGAACGAAAAGGAACGCCAAATGAAACAATGCTTATATAGTCAAGACGTTATCAGCGGTACAAAGTGGAAACAAGTAACGGAGAACAACAGGAAAAAGATTATTGAAGAATCCGTTACACTTTCCGATTTTATTTTCCTTAATCGTTTTGGTGCTGTTCAGTTACCTCATAACACTAACCGCGCATTTGAAAGAATCCGCAGAGATTATAACAACTACGAAATAGACATTGCAAACAAGGAACACAGAGAGCCTATAGAAATGCCCCATTTTTCAAATCATATTTTACGCCATACATTCATCACCCGTGCTTGTGACGAGGAAGGAAATATAGCGGTTGTTAGTGAAATGGTGGGACATAACGACATATCAACCACACAAAATATTTATGACGAAATCCAGCAGGAACGCAGAGAAAAAGCAGTTACAGACCTTGAATCTAAAATGTTAATAGGCTAAAAAATAAAGGTGTGATAATCAAATCACACCTTTTTCATTTCATAAACTTTTTATAAAAATGCTATCAAAATTTACAAATTCTTTTACAAATCCCGATTTTTTCAGCCTTAAAGCGTTAAAAAGCCACTGTTTAAGCCGTTTTTTTTACTTGCTCTGTTTAAGGGTCGGGAATTAACGAACAACATAATATATTGCTATATATACGGAATAAAATATATTATATTGCTGTTGTGTAAAGCTGTTTTGTGACTCATTTTTACAAAAACTTTATAAAATGCGTTTTATTTTCTTATATCTTTAGCCTATTATTTTTACAAAATTTTTACAAATCCGTATCATTTATAAATTTTGTGAGAACATTATATTTCTTTTCAAGAACTTTTGCAAATCCCAATTCGGTTAGCGCGTCAGCGGCGGTACAATGTAGCTTATACGCTTTTGCGGCTTCTTCGGCGCGTTCTCCTGCAATAACCAGAACACCATTATACTTTGTATCTATTGTTGCCTGACCTTGTTTCAATGCCTGTTCCATTTTATAGTTTATGTTATCATCTACTGATTCCGCTATTGACTTTTGGAACGTATCAAAATCCTTGTAAACTAACCGCAATTCAAAACCACAAGCATTAGCAATCTGCGCCAATTCAAAATCGCGCAGCCCACCACGCGATAACTTGTTACTCAGGTTTTGCGTGGTTATTTTTTCGTCTGGATATAGGTTGTTTAACCGTTTGACTAAATCAGCCAACTTCATACGCGACAAATAAAGCATTTCATTAACCGCTGCCCTACTGTTAGATGGGCTATCCTTGTTATCAAAACGCTTATCCTTTATAGGAATGATAAAATCACGTTCAGTAATCATAGTATATCACCGAAATAATTAT